AGGTTCAAGGGCCTGAAGCCTGGACAGGCCATCAAGGACAAGCAGGGGAACATCTGGAAGATGGGCCCCAAGGGACCGGAGCTTGTGAAACATGGCTGATGCCGAAAAGGACGACTACGAAATCGTGGATCTGCCTCCGGAGGCCCCGAAGCCCCCGCCCAAGCCTGCGGCTCCTCTGAAGCCGGGGCAATACCGCCTGCCTTCAGGTGAAGTGACCTATCGCAGCACCGAACCCCTTGGGGTGACCGGCGCAGCCGAGGATTGGTGGAACCGACAAAGTCAATATGGCCTTGAGGGACTCGCGGGGGCTAGGAGAGGCCTTAAGAACCTCGGAAACATCCCCGAGTACGCCAGAACGCATGATCCGCTGCATACGGCTCACCGGGCCGCGGAAGATTTGACCAAAACGGTCATGGGGGGGCTAGAAATACCAACAGCGCCCGTATCGGCGGCTCTGGACACCCTGTTTGGCCGCAATATCGACGTTCTGACGGGCGGACGCGTTCCTACGCGTGTGGGCGGTGCGATCGCCGGTTTAGTGACCCCAGCAGCTGAACTGGCGGCATCCAGACTGGCAAAGATGCCATCTACGCTCAAGGCGGGGACGAGTGCTGTAGAAGCCGCTGAGGCGGCAAGGGCGGCAGAGGGAACTGCGCCATCGGGCGTTCGCGTTCCGATGCCCAAGACCCCGCATGTGGCACCGATCGGGTCTTCAGGTAGGCCCGTTCCGTCCCCCGGTCCTACGCTCTCGGCATCCGCAGAAGCCAAGCCCAGCCAAGCCGAGCGCAAGGTGGCCAGGGTGCTGTACGAAAAGATCGCGGACGACAACATGACCGTGGATCAGTTTCTGGCAGAGGCCGAGAAGCACCCTGACAGGCCAACCTTCATTGCCGGTGGTCCGAATATCAGAGGATCCGCAGGGGCTCTGTATCGCGTCCCAGGCAAGCACCAATCGATTGTTCTCAATGCGGCTGATACTTACAAAGAGGCTATTCGCCCCAAAATTATTAGCCATGTGGGCGAAGCCCTTGGCGGGAAGGGCGATTTTTTGGCGACGCAAGAAGCTATGCTTGAGGCACGTCGGGTCGAAGCTGGGCGTCAGATGGCCGAGATTGAAAATTTCCCTGTCACTCTCAATTCGGACAGCCTGCATGCCCTGCAGAGCCCTCTGGTGAAGCCTGCCATCAAGGCGGCGATCGTGCGCAATCAGTCGTCTCTGGATCCGGCTGTCCGCATGGCAGGACAGGAACTGGAGCGGCTGATCGAGGGTGATGCGAGCCTTCCGGCCAGTGTGCGGGTGCGGGATGTCCAGGACATCTCGTTCGCGCTCAATAGCGCTGCGGAAGAGGCCTACAAGGCCGGCAGGGGCAGTGATGGCACGGTTCTGAAGGATCTTGCCCGAGCGCTGCGCGAGAACGCGTCAGATCCTGCCCAGGGCGGGCACGTCAAGTATGGTGAGTTTTTGGCGCGTTATGGTGACGCCAGCGATGAGCTCGATGCTCTTGCGTTGGGCAAAGGCGCGCTCAAAAAGAGCGAAATCAACACTCCTGAACACATTGCAGCCGAATTGAAGCGGCTGGGGCCAAACGCACAAGAAAATTACAAGAAGGGATTAGCTGAAGCCATCTTTTACGAGATCAATGAGGCTCCACAAGAAAACCCGACCCTCGCGCTCAAAAGGTTGAACACGCCGTCCATGCGCGAGAAAATCAAAATTGCGTTTGGAGACGAGCGTTCAGTTGACGCGTTTTACACTGAGATCACCAAGCGGATGATGGAACGCGAGACGCTCAACAGCCTGAGGGGATCTGTAACGACGCCCGCAGCCGAGGCGATCAAGAGCCTGACCGCAGCTGGTCGCAAGGGCGAGTACGAAAAGCGGATCCAGAAGATTTCAGACGTGCTGAAAAAGCCCATGGAGACCGCAGGCGCTCATGCGCTGAACCTGATGGCGGAACGCGATGCCGAGATCCTCGGGGATCCGGAGGCCGCAGAGCTCCTGGCGCGTGCCCTGGTGGACCCCAACGAGATGGCCCGCCTGCTTCGCAATCCGCGCCTCAGGCCCCGCCGGTAGAAATCAGAGAATTTATGGTGTATTCCTGAACCATAGGAGACATCTATGGCCATCAGAGCGATCCAGGAAAGTGAAGAGCGCCCCCCTCTTCGATTTGTGGCGCCTGATGACCCGCCAGAGACAGTCCAGCCCCCTCGGGATGAGCCTCTGGCGTCTCCTCCCCCTAAACCGCTCCCGCCGGCCCGTGAGGTCCGCGTTGTGCAGTTTCCGACCGCTGAGACTGTCGCGGTCATGTCCGTATTGCTCAAGATCCTCGGAACCCGCGTCATTTTGATGTTTGCGGGCATTGGGGCCTTCGTGCTGGCGCTGATCGCGCTGCAGCAGGGCAGCGTTCAGTCCATCATCACCAGTGCGCTGTACGACAGCCTCGTCTTCGCGCCATGCATTTATCTGACGCTCCGGAGAGAATAGATGCCAAACAAGTTCCTTAATACCCAAGATAGCGCCGCTCCGCAGCGCCTCCGCGACAACGTCGGCAAGATCAAGGTCTCTGAGAGCCAGAACCTCTTTGAGGCCGACTTTGAGTACTCCGCGCAACCCATGCGTTGGGAGAACTTCACCGCTGGTGCTGCCACCATCACGCAAATCTCCAGCCAAGGGGGTGTGCAGCTTTCGGTGACGGGTGCCTCTGGTGACCTCGCGATCCGCCAGACCCGCCCGTACATCCGCTACCAGCCGGGTAAGACGATCTACATGGCCACGGGTCACGTCTTCGGCCCGCCGATCACGAACAACCGCCAGCGCGTGGGCTTCTTTGACGACGCCAACGGCATGTTCCTTGAGGTGGGTGACCCGACCGCCACCAACCCCACGGGTCTGGCTGTTGTGTACCGTTCTGACACGGGCACGAATGGGGTTCAGGAGTATCGGACGCTCGCGAATGCGTGGAGCGATCCCAACCAGATAGCCGCCAGCCTGAATTGGCAGATCATCCAGATGGTGTGGATGGAGTACGCATGGTACGGCGCGGGGATGCTGCGCTGGGGCGTGACTATCCAAGGCGAGCCGTACACTCTGCACCAGATCGGCATCGCGAACTTGCCCGGTCAGATCACCGCATGGAGCCGAACCGGCAACCTCCCTGTCCGGTATGAGAATCGGAACGTGGGCACGACCACCGCCAACAGCTTCTACCACTGGGGCGTGTCGGTGTTGGCAGAGGGGAAGATTGACAACCAGCGGGGCTTCACCTACGGTTACGGCACGGCTCCGACCCGTGCGCCCTCGGCTGCTACGCGCTACCCCCTCCTGTCCATCCGCTACCGGAACATGGGTACGCTGGAATACGGCGTGGACACGGCCTACAGCGGCGCAAACGGTACGCTGCCTACGGGCGGTGCGGCCATCACGGGTGTGTCTCAGACGGCCACCCAGACCGTTGTGACGTGTAGTTCCGCGACGTGGACGCCCAGCCAGTGGGTGGACAAGTACTTCTTCAGCCGGGGCACCACACAGGTTCTGACGAGCATCACGGTCTCCGCAGCGGGCTCTGCTGCTGTGGTCACGAACGGCACCAACTACGTCAGCAATGGCCGCTACATCACCATCAGCGGGGCCACGGGTAACACCACGGTCAACGGCGTGTTTCTCGTCAGCGGCGCGTCTGCGTCGGGCTTCACGATCACCGGCTCTGGCATCACCACCGGGTCTGTGACCGGCTCTCCGGTGATGACCTCTGGTCAGGGTCCGATTGGGCGCATCATTGCGAACACCGCGACCACCCTGACGGTTGTGGACAACATTCAGTCCACGTCCACCGCGACCCTGCCCATGATGATCCCCCCGGTGGCGGGGAGCAACTACATCATCGGCGTGATCGACCGTGGCCAGATTCTGCCGCAAATCCTGTCGATCTACTCCAGCGCCAACTGTACGCTAGAGCTTATCACGTCCACCTACTCGTCGCCTGTGCAGCTTACCGGGGCGAGTTTCGCGACCGCGTACTCTCTGGGTTCGCTCAACAGCTTCGCGGAGCGCGACATCTCTGCTACCGCCCTGACCGGCGGGGAGGTCGTGTACAACACCCCGCTGCCGTCCGGTGGTCTCCAGACTTTCGACCTGTCGAGTTTCTTCCCGCTGTTCAACGTGGTGCAGGGCAACCAGCCTGACATTTTGACGGTTGCCATCACCGGCACCGCCACGGTGGGTGCCTCCCTCATCGCTCAGGAAGCCATGTCGTAATGGCAACAAACGCGGTCTATCAACTCGAGACGACCGCGCCGCTTGCGGCCAGCGCCACCTTCACGGGTGCGTCCAGGGACGCCTATGGGACTGGCACACAGGGTGCTGTGTCCCCGTGGGCGTTCTTTGTGGCTAGCGTCTACACGGATCAGACCGCGACCGCATACATCGACCTGTCGAGCGATGGCACGACGTGGGTGATTGCGGCTGTGCTGGCTGTCTCGCCCTCGACCCCCGCCACGATCTCCGCGCCCGTGATGGCCCAGTTCTGCCGGGTGCGCGTGGTCAATGGGGCCACAACCCAGACCACCTTAGCGGTACGGTCAGGCTTTGCGGCAACGGGCGCGTCCCTGTCTGCTCAGGCCGGTGTGAACGCCATCGGCAGCACTCTTCTAGCTCCGTGGAACACTCAGGTATCTCGGGGTTTGGTGCCCGGTGCCTCTACGGTCTCAATACAAGGCTACACGTCGTCTATCACCGCCGGGAGTTACTACCCCATGTGGGAAGTGGGTGGGTACTATGTGTTCCCGCCCTCCGCGATCCAGATGCTGCTCTATAGCTCGTCTGCGTCCGACACGGCTGTGTCGATCCTGATCAGCGGGCTGGATGCCAACTACAACATTCTGTCCGAGACGCTGGTCCTGACCAACGGCACGACGGGCGTGACTACGGTCAACAGCTACCTCCGGATCAACGGGATTCAGGTGACGGGCACAACCAACCCGGTGGGCGCAATTACGCTGGCAAACGCGGGCAAGACCGTCACCTATGCCCAGATCAACAGTGCGAACTTCAACGGCTCGACGATTTCCAAGGGCAAATCGAACATGAGCATTTATACGGTTCCGGCTGGGTACACGTTCTACCTATATCGGGTCCAAGCGTATTGCCCGCCCCCCGCAGCAACAGATATCACTCTGTACCGCGTGTATACGCAGAGCAGCACCGGCATCACGCAGATATTCCTGCAAGCGCCGTTCCAAGGCGCGGGATATGACAGCACCCGTGTTTCCCCCCGAGCCTACGCCGCAAAAACAGATGTGCAGTGGCAGTTGAACGTCACCACCGCTACTCAAGGATCCATCCAGTTGGAAGGAATCCTGATAGCTAACACGGCGGCATGATATGACCCAGGATGACTACATCTACACCCTGCCCTTCGTCGTGATCCTGTTCTGCGTCGTTTGCCGTGCATCAGGAGCGCCTGATGCGTTCCTGATGCCGGTGATCATGGGCGCGTTTGCTCTCATCCAACCTCCTAAGAAGCCGCCACAGCCATGAACCGCGATCTCCTGACAACCGACCTCGAGCGCGAGGAGGGATGCCGGCTGGTGGCCTATAGGGACACGCTGAACGTCCTCACGATCGGCTATGGGCACACGGGCCCGGACGTGCACGAGGGCCTCCAGTGGACGCAGCAGGCCGCTGACGAGCAGCTGGATCATGACATAGACCACACCTGTGGTCAGATGGACGTGGTCATCCCCTGGTGGAGATCTCTGGACGACGTGAGAGCCAATGTGCTGGTCAAGATGGCGTTCCAGCTGGGGATCGGCGGTTTGCTCGAGTTCAAGCAGATGCTGGCTCATGTGAGGGCTGAGGAATGGGATCTGGCCAAGGCTGCAGGCCTTGATTCAGAGTGGGCCAAGCAGACGCCGGCCCGCGCGAAACGCGAGATGGACGAGCTCGAGACGGGAGTGCACGCATGAGCTTCTTTCTGAACATCCTGAAGTGGCTTGCTAGCCTATGGTTAAGGCAGACACCGGCTCCTTCGCAGGAAGCGGTCCAGGCCGCAGCTGCTGCAACCGCTGAAACCGAACTCAAGACCCAGGAGAAGAGCCTTGCCCAAATTGCTGCTGCGAACATGGCCCGCGATGCTGTCACTGGCCGCTTTCTCAAGTCTGGTGGCCTGCGCGCCGTTGAACAGTCAGACCCCAATAACCGCGACAACGCCTGATCCGGTCTGTCTGGTCTGGAAGACGGTCTCGTACTCGGCCAAGGACGACAGCGAGCTGACCGTCAAGCAGATCATCGCCAACAACGCGGCACGGGCAAGCCTCTGCCCTAAGTGATTTTCCTGTGGTAAAAGTAGGGATCCGCCCCAGTGGCCCCCCACGCAGGAAACACTCATGAGCATTCTGACCGACGTTCTGAATAAGAAGATCAGCCCAATTCAGGGCGTGGAGCAGGCTCTGCATTGGGCCCAGGCCCTGATCGCGCATTCTCCGGACATGAGTGCTTCGATTGACACTGTAACAGCAGATCTCAAGCACGCGGCCTCAAACGCGTTGGATCTGGCCGATACGGACATTGGCGCGTCTATCGCAGCGATCGTGCCTGCCATTGAGACCGCTCTGGACGCCGAGCTGGCCAGACTGACGGGTGGCGCGAGCGTGCCCTTCAACAAGTTCATCAATGCCGGCGTGGACCGCCTGGGCGCGGCCCTGCATGCCGAAATTGATGCTCACCTCCTCAAGTACAAGGCGTCCCTCACTTCCCCCCCGGCCCCATGAGCGGTGATAGGGAGCTCGTCTCCCTCCTCCGCTCACTCCTCAAAAGGATTGATGCAATGTCCGCTGCCACCGACGCGCTCACCAGCGCCACCAATGCCCTCACAGGCGCTGTGCAAGCCCTCCAGGCCTCTGCTGCAGCTGCTGAAGCTGCCAGAGCTGCTGCGCCTCCTCCTGAGGACACTGCGGCCATCACGGCTGCTACGTCCGCGATCGAGGCAGCTGCCACCTCGCTGAACGCCATCGCGACCTCGCTCACGCCGGTTGCCTGATTGATTTAATCCCCCCCGGTTCGCGCCGGGGGTCTGTGTCGTGGTGCGAAATGGGGGGCTTCATGCCGACTTGGGCTGATATCATAGCAATCGGAGCAGCGGTGATGAGCGGTGCTTACACATTCGGGGTTATGGGTCAGAAAGTCCGCTCCCTCGAGGAGAAGGCGTCCAAAGCCGAGGATCTGGAGCGCGACTTCCACGACCTGACCGATCGCCTGATCCGGCTTGAGGTTGGCATGGCCAACGTCCAGCAGCTGCTGACCGAAGTCAGGGACACAGTCCGCAGATCAAGCCGTCCGTGAGGTCATCATGAGCGAAGTGTGGGAACGCCCGCGGCCTAAGGGCCTGAAGTCAACCAAGCTAAGCCCAGCTGCCAAGGCATCTGCCAAGCGCGATGCCAAGCGGTCTGGATCCACGTATCCGTCCCTGGTTGCCAACATGCGCGCGGCCCAGCGTCAGAAGAAGCGGGGCAAGCGATGAGCGGGGCCTGGAGCCGAAAGGAAGGAAAGTCTGCCAGCGGTGGTCTGAATGCCCGTGGACGGGCTTCCCTGCGCGCTCAGGGGCATGACATCAAGCCGCCGGCTCCGCATCCCAAGACGGAGCGGGACGCAGGCCGGAAGAAATCCTTCTGCTCAAGAATGACTGGGATGCCTGGGGCTATGCGCAAACCGAATGGCGAGCCCACCCGAAAGGCGCTAAGCCTCAAGAAATGGAACTGCCGGGGCACTCGCAAGGGTGGCCGTAAATGAACAATCCAGAAGATGGCATAGAACCATTTGAGGATGCCATACGGCATGGTTTTAAGGACGAAGCCCTCAAGTATTTTTTTGAAGGCGACGAACAAAATGCAAAAAAATACGCGCAATTAGCCAAAGACATCGGGCTTGTCCGAACTCTTGCGTATGGGGCCCTAAGGGTTCATAGGCAGGATCTGGCGCGTAAAGCACGTCGGTCCCGTAGCTCAATTGGCCGAGCAGCTGACTCTTAATCAGCCGGTTGTTGGTTCAAGTCCAACCGGGATCACCATCCACAAACCGGGAAAACCCATGCGCTTCCGAATGCGCTGATGTTTCGCAATTTTATCGGGCTCCGCATTGTTCGCCATGATGACCATTTCGCCCAGCGTAACAACTTCATCGGGCGAAGGGTAGCAATAGTCCCGAATCCGCCTTTTGACGCCCCCCGGTACGCAAAGGGAAAGAGAGCAGTGCGAGTGAACTTCGTTCGTTTCTTCGACCCACTCAACGCAAATGCCTTCCAAGGCCATGCTGGCAGTGTCAGCATTCAACCCCTTTCGGTGGAATATCCACAACTGGCGCAAAATCTGTCGAATGATCTGTCCGGCGCGGCTCGTAGAAATCCCGAACTTTTCGCCGGCCTCTCTGTACGTTGCGCCCGCAACCCATTCGCGGAAAATAGTGCACTTTCGCGCCAATTCGGCCTGATAGCGTTTATCAACAGCGTCCTGCGACGCCTGTCGGCGGTTCAAATAACTGGTCATGCTAGCCTCTGGTTCTCCCTGATCCGTAGATCATCAATCCGGAACCTTCGATTTAGCGGCCTTCGCAAGGCCCCCCAGACGCGCGGAATCCTTGGCCAGGGTGCTGTCCAGCGCGAATGTGCGCTTTTCCGGCGGCGTTCCCTTTCCGCCCTTGGACGAGATTTCCAGCAGCTGCTCGCGGGACATGGCAGCAAAGCCACGCCGGCTCTTCGGGGGTGTATCGGTCATTGGGGGATATCCTCGTTCAGGATCAGGCGGAACGCGTTCTCGCCATCTGGGATCATGGGCAGGGACAGCCAGATGCCGTCCTCGGAGACGTGCGGGATCCCGTGCTTGGGCGTATTGGACCACCGGCCCAGCCACTTGAACAGGACACCACAGTCAGCGCAGCGCGCGGCAATGTCGGTCAGCATGACGTTCGTTCCTGGCTGGGCCAATCCGCCAACATCATACTCGATCGACGTGTGCTTGCAGTTCGCGTCTATTTCATCAGCCATGGGGGCACCTCCTACGCTCAAGCTATATCGGAATGCTCGAGGCGGAAACACAAAAAGCAAATCCCGCCGAGTTGGAGCTCGACGGGATCAAATCGCTTTTGATGAAACCAAGGCCCGCTTTCCGGCGGACTGATCTGCGTTGGCGCGCATATCACAAAAAACGTACACCGGAATGCTGAAGGAAAAAAGTGCAATTGCTGCCTTGACCATACGGAGGGGATATGAGAGAACAAATCCGTGGCCACGAGGGCCCCAGTCAAAGGACAGAGACCATGAACACCTTCACCCTCAACACCCGTCAAGGCGCCCAGGAATTCACCGTTTCGGGCGACTACGGCTATGTCCGCCTCAACGGCCAGCAGATTTGCGAGCGGGGGCATTTCACCGGCTCTACCGTTCAATGCGCCCCTGCCGATCTGGAGCGGGTGGCCCGCAACTGGTGGCGGGCCAGCCTCCGCAACGAGCGGGCGAACTGATGGTCTACCAAATCAGCCGCCGCGCCTGGGGCGAATACACTCAGGTCGAACTGTTCAGCGGATCTCTTTCTGAGATGTACGATCGGTGCCGCTATCTGCAGGAAACCAACGCAGATGGAGAATATTTCGGGTGGCCAACGGCTGCGTTCAAATAGGGATCCACACAATGTTTGACCTCTACACCCGCCCCCATACCGCAAAATACGTCAAAGCCTCTTTTGAAACTTACGTTGCCGCTGAGGCTTATGCGTTTGAAGCGTTCAAGATCATCTGCTTCGACAAGGACGAAGATGTCGATTACGACGCTGCAGACTTCATCACCGCTCAAGGAGAAATCTACTCGATCGAGCCCCGGCGGTAGCGCCAGGATGGGGTCTGGATCTGGATCCCTAGTGCTAACCTTGACACGTTTGGCTACCACTCCAGAGCAGGCTAAGGCCTGCTCTTTTCGTTTCTGCACTGCATCAAGCCACTATGCTTACTGGTGAGGTTGGAGCGAGAGGCATAGGACCACTTCCCCTGAAAACATGCTCATTCGCACGCTCTCAGGGGGTGGTCCCATACCTCTGACGATCTCGCGCATGCTCACCGGAGCCGGCTGTCGCATCGAGGCCCTGCAGTCGCGTGAGCGCGCCACAGGTCAGCGGCAACATTGCGGAGCGCCTCACGCTCCTCACCAACGGGTCCGCCTGTCAGGACACCCGCGCCGGCTTGGGGTGTTCCACGGTAGCCGGCCAGATCGGAGCGCGCCGCCCAAGTGTAAGGACCACGCTCCGGGGGCGAGCAATGTGCGATGACTTGATCTGGTGGTGGGCCTTGGCTATGCTTGAGCCAGTGGCCATCCTCCCCAGCGTGGTCATAGGAACGCCCTGTTCGCCCAGGCAACGTTCCAGGGGGTGAGTTGAGCCTTCCGAGCTCCTCACCCCCGCCCTCCTAAAAAACACCCGTTGTTTTCTCCCGTCAAGGGAAGTGCTATTTTCAGTCGGTGCACACCGCCACCCTAGCTAGGAGAAATACCCATGGCTGATGTTACTGGACCGTCCGGAGCCAAGACCGATCCCGTCCGCTCCTACAATCCCAACAAGCGCCCGTTCACGCCGGCGAAGCTTCACAAGGCGAAGTCCGCCCTGAAGCGCAACGCCAAGCGCGCCGACAACCGCGCCTGATCCTCTCCTGCGGGGTTGCTCCCACCCGCAGGATCCCGGAGACAACACATGCCCCTCCGTCGTGGAAAGAGCCCCGAGGTCGTCAGCGCGAACATCCGCACAGAGATCCGCGCAGGAAAGCCTCAGAAACAAGCTGTGGCCATCGCACTGTCCAAGGCTCGTGGAAGCAAGCGCTCCAAGCGCAAATAAGAGATTCATATGGCTGACGATCAATCCTTCGAATCGATGCTCAGCCCGCTGGCAGCGCTGCGCGCGCGCTTGCCGGATCAACCGAAGCTCACGCCTGACGAGATGCGTGCAGCCTCTAATTTCGCAGCCCCCACTGGCCCCGCCCCCACGCTCCGACCCTCGACAGGCCCGCATCGCACCCTTGGCGAACGCCTGGGCCAGAACGCTCAGCAGGCCGTCCAGAACAGCCCCACGGGTGCTGCTGCCCTCGCCGCCCTTATCCAAGGCTTGAGGGCCTCCGGTCCTGATGTGTACGGCAGGAACCTAGGCACGGATCTGGCAGGCGCGGTCAAACGCTCCAACGAGGAGTATGAGGTCCAGAGCCAATCGGATCCCTTCTATTCAGCCCCAGGCGGCATGTTTGACAAGACCTTGGCCGGGGGCGCGACCTTGGCCGGAAACCTGTTGGGCTTGGGCGATCCTTTGTTTGCCGCCGCCACGCCCCTGACCGAGGGCGCAGCCGCCGCTAACACCGGCAAGAAGACCCTAGCTCAATTGGCCAAGGAATTCGCCGCGCGCAGTGGCAAGATGGGTGCCCTTAACGCTGGCGCCGATACCGCAACCCAGCTGGCACAGCTGGCCGGTGGAACGCGTGACAAATACGACCCCACACAGACCGGCGAGGCCTTCGCCATGGGCCCAGCCTTTGAGGTTGGCAAGGAAGCCCTCGTAGGGGGTGCCAAAGGCCTTGCGGGCCTTATGCGCGGCATGAAGGAGCCCGGTGCTCCTAGAATGCCCTCTGGTGCCCCAGAGCGGGCTCCTGAGGCCGGTGCGATGCCTTCCGGCATGGATGGCATCCAGAGCCACGTAGACCGCCTGACAGAGAACTGGAAGAGCAACACCACCGCCCAGGTCGTCCCCACTGAAGAGCACCTCCCGCCGGAGGTCGCAGCTCAGCTGAAGCGCGACGGCATGTCTGGCAAGACGGGTGCGCTGGTGGGTCCGGATGGCAAAGTCTATCTGATCGCGGACCAGATCGGATCGCCCGAGAACGCGACCTCAGCCCTCTATCACGAGACGCTGGGCCACCTTGGCCTGAACGCCAAGTACGGAGAGCAACTGGATCAAGCACTGGGCCGGATCCACCAGTCCAGCCCTACCGTACAGCGCGAGGCCGAAGAATGGCTCCGAGCGCATCCCGAGGCCTACCCAGACGACCCCAACAAACAGATGCGCGCCGTTGAGGAAGTGCTCGCCGCCAAGGCCGAGGCAGGCGTGCTGGACGCGTCGATCAAATCCCAGCTGACCGCGATGATCCGGCAGTTCGGGCGCATGATGGGCATGAACCTCGAGATGTCCGACAAGGAGCTCGCGGCTATCCTGAGATCTGCGCAACGCAAGATCACCCATGGTTCAGGCACAGCGGATGGCGCCGGGGCCAACCGCTATATCTTCGTTGGTCAAAAGGCCTATGAGAACCTGAAGGCTGAGGATCCGCGCAAACTTTTCCCTGAGAACCAGAAACTGATTGCGAACTGGGAAGAAGGTCAGCGCATGCTCGCACAGGGCTACAGCCCGCGCGAGATTTGGGACAAGACCGGCGTCTTCATTAATCCGTCCGATCAGATGCCGCGATACGAGCTGTCGGACGTGCCAGCGAGCCTGAACGAGGATTTCGCCAATTGGCAATCGGGGCAAGAGACCCCGCTCAATCAGATGCTGACGCATCCGACCCTAATGCAGGCTTATCCTGACAAGGTCAAAGAGTGGACGATCGGTCGCACTGAATCACCGGATTACAGCGGGTCTTTTGACCGTACGACCAACAGAATTGAGATCACTCCGAAATCTGACGATCCGCTCAGCACAACATTGCATGAGATCCAACACGGAATCCAAGAGCATGAAGGTTTTGACCCAGGCGGCAACCCGGAAACCGTGGGTTCTTACGCAACACCCGAACAGTTGGAAATGTACTCAAAGCGGTTGATTCCTGCCTTTGAAAACAAAGCCGCTGACGCTGAGTCTAGTGCACTTGCCTATCAGGAGCTGATGCAAGATCCGCGTATGGACGAATGGCTGAAGCTCAACAGCATGAAAGCTGCGTCTCTGCGCGCCGGTGTGCCGTTAGCGCAATTAGCGCCCCTGGACCAACAAATTGCCAATGCATCGTCAAAAGCATTTGAAGCCTTGTATGAAGCAAGGCCTGTGGAAGACTTAAATAAGGAATGGGAAAGAATATCTTTCATTGTGCGTCAAAACGCAATTGAGATGAAAAAAACCACACCGCGTGATGTGTTTTTCATGCCTCGTTATCAAGCGAACCAAGCCGCGACTAAATACAAAACAATCGCGAACGGCATTCGAAACAAAGACAAATACGAAATGCGCAACGCTATTCAGGCCGGCGAGGACGTGCCTGAAGCCGCGCAAATACGCTACGAGATGTATCGCAACATCTCCGGTGAACGTGAATCCAGAGACGTGGAAGCACGGCGTCACATGCCTGAATTCACGCGTCGGCACACCACGCCTTTGCTGACAACTGCTGACACGCGCGACGTGTTTCCGGACGAGATCATCCGGACTGGTAAAGCTGCGCGCACCCCTTCCATCGAAGAAGGCCTGTCAGATCGCGACCGTGAACTTGCAGGCCTGATGGCGTCGGTCGAGGACGGCAACAAGCACGGGTTCGAGCCCGATCTGCGCGTTGAAGTCCCCAATCCGCCCCCGCCCAAGACCAAGGCGAAATTCGTCCAAAAGACCACAAACGGCAACGCACCGAAGCAGCTCGAGAACATCACGCCGGTCCTCGAGGATCACCCCGACGCCGCCAAGAGCACCGACGCCTGGGAAAACATGATGGGCGATGCGCTGGGCTCCAGCGAGGTCCCGATCCCGCCCTACGCGTTCATCCGCGATATCAATGGCGAAGGATCCATTGAAAAGCTCAGAACCCTGAAGCCTGGGCAGATTGAGGACGCAAACCACGGGTTCGAGCAGGCCAAGCTCTTCCGCCAGAAGTACGAAGCCGGCGAAATGTCGATCGGAACCACGGGCGAGCTTCTGATGTGGTCGTTCCTGTCGCGTGGCGTTTCGCCCTACGCGCAAGAAGGCCTGTTCATCGACTCCTTCGAAGGCATCGAGCGCTTCATCCGCATGGCGGCGGACGGTAACTTCACCAAGGATCAGTTCCCGGCGTATGAGGAATGGGTCAAACAACAAGCCCCCAAGGGGTCAGGCCAACCCGGAGCTGGCGCGATCCACAATCTGGGGGCCTTTGGCCGAGACTTCCTCTACAAGATGGGCCAGGAGGGCGACGACGGCATCACGCATCTCCAGCGCTTGCACAACATGCTCTCCGATCCGAAGATGACCGGAAAGCAGATCCGCCGGGAGTTCGCAAAATTCAGCGAGGGCGTTGGCATCGACAACAAGGTTTTGTCCTTCACGCTTCTGGTCGCCGGTCATCCTGACGTGATGGTCTTGGACCGCGTCCAGATCCGCCAGCTGTGGGACGATGGCCGCTTCAACGATCGGAACCTGTACGATGGTCGGACGGACGATAACGGAAACACTGTCACTGGCAGTTCGCTCGCGAAATTGACCTCCGGTGTCCGCGGCATTCTGGTTTATGAAGCGATCGAACGCGGGATCGAAAAACAACTGGAACGCATCTACGGCGCCGTGGGCCGTCCTGAGGACGCCAGCGTCGGACGCTACCACTGGGAGACCTGGGTGGCAGATAGCGGCCAAGAGGCCTCCCACGGCACTCTGACGGGCATTTTGAACAAGGCGCAGCGCAAGAACGCGCCCCTGGCTGAAATCCGCGCCAAGCAGGGCGAATACGGTGCCTACGAGTACGGCGCAGAATATGGCCGTGACTACGACGGCATCCCCCATTATAGGTACAAGCTCCCATCCGGTGAATTCGTGGAGTTCACCGTGCCAGCGTACAGACGCTTCATGGAAGAGATCAAGAAGCCTAAAAACAAGGTCGTCCCCACCAATTTCAAAGTGACGGAGAGCGGTAATGCCCCCTGGTACCAAAGACCCGAAGTCAACCAAGACAAGCTCGAAACCCTTGCCCGACTATACGCAGACCGTGAAATCCGAGAGTGAGCGCCAGCTGCTGCGTCAATTCTACGCGATGAAAACCAAGCCGATCGATCTGCGAGATTCAATCGACGAACCCTGAGGAAGAGCACATGGCCTACGATCCATCCGACGACCAGAAGACAGATCCGCTGAAGTACGTGTCTGACACGGTCCTCGGGCGGGCGGATGCCAAGCCGACCTCAACCAAGCCGAAAACGTACCAACAATCCAATCGCGCGCTTGGGCAGACAGACGGCTTCTCGCTGCAGGACATTACAGCCAAAGCCCAACAACGCCTTGCACCCTTGGCGCAAAGTGTTGGTGATTATGCCCAGACCATACCTGGGAAAGCGGCAGACATGGCGAGCGCGCTGCAGGCGAAGGCTCAGCCGTACGTTGATCAGGCCGGTAAAGACCTCGACGTGGAAATGTACGAGCGGGGCATGGAATCTCCTGATCCGCAAGAACGCTTGGCTTCGATGCAATCCTTCATGAAAAACAGCGCTCCGAGTGATGCTTATGCCCACATGGACCCGGCCACCGTTCATCGAATGTATCCAAACATGTCCGGTGACGAAGCGGGTGCGTACATGCGCGCCACCAGGGGCGCGATGCCTCAAGGGCCACATGCGCCCGTTTTGAAACCCGGCCAACGCGTGGACGCGGCATTGACAATGCCGCAAACGCACCGGCAGGAACTGGACTACCTCGAGAACCAGATCCGCGCCTTGCGTGCGCAGAACACGCCTCAAGCCCGCCAACAGGCCGAGCAGCTGGCTGAAATGTACCAGCAGTACGTGGGCCGTGAGGCAAGAACGAATAATATCCAGGCCGTTCAACAACGGGCCAAAGCAGCAGAAGATCAAGCCCGTGCGCAACTCGCTGCTCAAGAAACCCAACACACCGAACAGGTTGATCAAGCTAAAAAACAGAATGTGACATCTGAGCAAACGATGGACGAGCGCATTGATCCGTTCATTTTTGCTCAGGAGGGTACTGCCAGAACAAAAAAGAAGGGTCAGACTGCCGGCGGTGTTGGCGGCATGACGAACCGAAGCTTCGCAGGCGCGATGCATGATCTTATGCGTCGAGATGAGACCAGTCCCGCTTTGCAGGATCTGGCAAAGATCCTTGGCCCTGATGTCATGGATCATGTGCGCCGGGAAGATCCAGCCAAGCTTCAAACGGATCGGCTGGTTACCTCCGCCATCGACAAAATCAAGACGCCCAAAGACCCGGAGCTGCGTGACCGCGTCTTCAAAGACGAGGTGGCTCTCAACCACGAACTGACGGGTGAAGGCATCCAGTATCTCAAGAACCACAAGGTTCCTGCTACGCTGGGCAATATCTATGTGACCCACTTCATGGGCACTGGACCAAGTGGGGCAAAGTTCATCCAGATGGCCATGAACCCCAAGTTGGCGCAACAAAATGCCGCCAAGGCCTTCCCGACTGAAGCAAAAGCAAACCCGGCTTTCTTCAAGAAAAACGCAACGGTCAAACAGGTTTACGATTCTGTTACTGACAAAATGCGTAAGCGTGTGATGGAAGCGGGCGTGAAGAACCCGGACGATTATCTGAAAAAAGATTACTCCGATCTGCAGCTGAAGGATTTGCCGAAAAAGACCAGCGCCTTGACGCAGGCAGAGCAGCACGTCGGTGATGCTGCACGACCCGTGTACGATCTGCTGCGCCTTGTAACGGGAATGAAGGACAAGCCTCCGCAGATAGAGTCCGAGCCCGTTACGGTGACTGCGCGCAAGCCAACAGCGCCGGTCAACAAAAAGGCTGCCGCAAAAAACACGATCAAGGCCCTCAGCGCACAGAGAGCCCGGAACAAAACCCGCCGGGACTAGACAGACCGCTCCGATTCCCTGAACCGGCGATCGTCGTTGCAGTACTCCATCAGCACGCCCCCAGGCCTGCCGATCTCTTCCCAGTACCGGGACTTCAGCACCTCGACCAACGAGGTGTCCTGATCGACCTTGTGGACGACGATGCCCACGTCGGTCTTGTTGGCGAAGTTGGCTGACCCGGCGATGTCGTACAGCGTGGGCTTTTGGTACTCGCCGTTGATACGCTGCATCTTCGTCGGGTGCGCCACTAGGATGACGTGAACCTGGAAGCGCTTGGCGAACCGCTTCAGCTGGCGCAGAGCGCGGGATGTGTAGTCGGTCTCCGTCTCGCGCGATCCTCTGGACTGCACGATCTCGTTCCAGGGATCCAGACAGATGATCTTCGCCTCGTAGCGCACCACTGCGGCCTCCATGCAATCCAGCAGCCACTCAAGATCTGCGTCCACCTCCTCGTCCGGGATGATGAAGACGTGCCGATCGTCAATCCACTCGTCAGCCTGACTGATCTCCATGGGCGTCTGGTTGCGCGGGAGCGCTTTCAGATACCACGATCTCAGGGCCCTCCGGTGATCGCGCTGCGGCAGCTGCTCAAACGACGCCCACGCCACCCGGACCTTGTATCGTTCCGCAACCCGGCAGCACACGTCGTTCAGCCAAGTAGACTTCCCCGACCCCGGCGTGCCGGTGATCACAGCCAGATCTCCGCAGCGCATACGGTAATTGTCGCCTAACAGATTGAACCCGATTTCGAACGTCTCAGGGTTCGATATGGGCGGCAGATCGCCCATTAGGGCCACGCCCCGCATCGCGATCCATTCAGAGCCCTGCAGCGTCTTCTGCACGCCCTTGACGCCATACTCGACCAGAACCTCGTTCAAATCCTTGCAGCGCTCTCTCTCGAGCTCCAGCCGGCGGGTCTTGGGATAATGAACGAACTTGCACCGGGCGCGGCCCAGCTGGCTGGCGAGCTCCTGAAGCAGCTTTGCCCCGGCATCATCCCCATCCACCGCCAGGATGATCTCAGAGACCCTGGAGAGCGTCAGGAACGGCCCCAGAGCCCTCAACCAGTCATAGGCCTTGGCTTCCCCCAGTTCGGCCTCAGAGCGCTCTGTAGAGGCTCCAGCGCAGCCATTGGGAACCGAGATCACCCGCTGGTATCCAGCCTCGATTACCGACTCGCAGTCGATTTCCCCCTCGGTGATGATCAAAGGCCTGCCGATCAGTTTGTCGTCGCGCAGGCAGTCGGCATTGTAGGCCACCGGCCCGTTGTCCCAAGACGCGTGCCACTTGCGTTCGGGGTGGCTGAACCAGCGGAACTTCGTGCCTACCGTCTTGCCCTGCTGGACAAACGGGATCTGCAGCGCCTCACCACCAGCGAGGCTTGAAACGGACCAC